AACTTCTTCTGCAACCTCAGGAGTTTGTGCTGAAAGTTTTGCTTTCAATTCTTCGTTCTCTTTTTTAAGTGCTTCGATTTCGCTAAAGAAAGATTCTTTTACGATAGACTCAATAGTTTTTTTAGGTGTAGCAGTTTCGGTAGTAGCTTCAACTTCTTCCTCTACGGCAGGAGCTTCTTCAACAACTTCTTCTTCTACTTCTGCAGCTTCACGAACTTCGGCAATTACACCTTCTTCGATAACTACAAGGATACGCATATCCTCTAACTCGTATTCTCCTACTGGAAGTGGGATACGTTGTTCGTCTTCCGTTAGGATAAATACAGGTTGACCTGCTTCGAATACATCTGCTTCAAGCATTGATACTCCGTCTGAAAGCATCATAGTTTCCAACTTCACTTCTAAACCTAAAAGTGTGCGGACTTTGTTTAAGATTGATTTTTCGTTCATTTGTTTTTATTTAATTACTTGTCTTAAATAACCTTTAGCTTGTTCTACATCTCTATCTACAGTGTATAGATTAATAGCTTCTTTAAAATCAGGTGTTGATGTAATTTCTAATCCTAATTCTTTTGCTTGTTTTTCTATTTGTTGCATAAGAGCATACATTTTTTCTCTTGAACTTTGAAAAACATTTGCCGCTTCAATTGTACTTTTGGCTAAAGATTGTGTTTGTGTATTTAACTTATTAAAACCGTCTAAGTTTTTTCTTGTTTCAGCAATAATTTTTTTTAAATCATTAATTCCTGCCAACTCAACACGCTCTGAAGCAAGTTCTACTTTGTCTTCTGCAAACAATTTGTTGTAAACTGATTTTGTAGTGTTCATACTAATCTAATTTTCGGTGTTTATATTTGTTTTATTTTTATCCGTTTTGACGTATGATAGTCCTTACTCCACTGACCTCAGTTTGAGTAGGTGCAGGTTCGTTTACATCAGCAGTTTTACCTATGCCTTGTGCTTGTAAACTTCCATCACAACACTTGGTTGAGTATGTTTCGTTTTCACATAGGCAGCCTCTTTTGCTACCAGCTCTTGGACTTGCTTTACTTGGTGTTTTAAATTTGCTCATTAAGTAAGTTTTTAAGTTGTTCAATAATTTCATTTCTCTTGTTTTGCTCTAATGACATTTCTAATTTGTCAGCGAAGTAACCCTCAATTGAGAAGCCTTTGACTTTGCCAGCTTTGACGTCTTGCCATACCTCATCGTTGTCAACTTTCATAGAAATCATCCACGTGCCTTTTGGTAAATTGAAGCCATATAATTGGGATTTATCCGATTTAGGGTCATCAATCAACCAAGATTCTACAACAGTCATTCCTTTAACTGCGTCTTTGTGTTCGTAGGTTGCGTTAGATTGATTTCCGTTTTTAAAGAATAGCTCCATAGCTTGACGCACCGTGTCCTCCGAGAAGTAAATGTAATACTCCTCTTTCTTTGCGTTTACACGATAAATTTTTTTGTTAGGTATAAGAGCAGCACCCATTAAGATACGCTTCTCTTTGTCAACTTCTTTGAGTTCTACTTCGTGTTTTGATAGTGCTACAAAGTTCTCCTCAATCGCAGGAGATTCGACTACACTCACGGCATCAATTCCGCTCTGCTCGTCTTTAGGGTCAATGATTAATTCAATAACGGTCATATCTATTTAACTTTTTAATGCTACAATGTTGCGTTTTCAATTCGGTTTCTATCTAAACTCTGAGCAGTAGTTACTGAACCACTTACCACATAAGCCTGCATTGGTTGTTGCTGAAGTTGAGCTAACTGATTAACTCCTGAGTTACCGACTACATTAAACGATGGTGTTATAGATGGAATAGAGCCGCCGCCACCTCCGCCACCTCCATCAGATACAGGTGTGCCTCCTTCAAATTTTTGTTGACCAATTTTAGCAACATTTGCCAAACCTGATGCAACTGCAATACCTGCTGCAATAGCTCCACGAATAGGAGAATCAGGAGTTGGTATTGGAGTAAACTGCGAAGCGTAAGCAGAAGTTGCATTTTGATAAGTACTAATTAAGGCAGTTGCGATATTAGCAGCTTTTTGGACTTGGAATGCTCTTTTAGCAGCCTTCTCTGATTTTTTACCAAACAATTCGCTAATTGAAGCGATAGCAGATAAGCCGTCAAGAGTTGCTTTAACTTTAAATGAGTTTGCTTGTTCTTCTATTTTTGCTGCTCTACTTGCTTTAGCTTCAAGTATACTAATTTCTAAATCTGCTGCTTCTTGCTTTGCTTGTAATTCCGTGTTTATTGAGCCTCGTAAACCTCCTAAATCTCTTTCAGCAATTTGTGTTTTAGCAATAGATAATGTTTCAATTTTAACCATTGATTTATCTAAAGCATCTTCAAGTTCTTTTGCTTGCGCTGCTTCTAAATCTTTGTAATCTTTATTGTACTTTTTAGCTAAGGCAATTTGCTCATCGTATTTCTTTTTAATAGCCTCAACTTGCTTGTCATACTCTGACTGAAATAAATCCGTTGCAGCTTTATTATATTCTGCTAATTTTTCTAATTCTTCTTTGCTTTTATTTTCCGTTGTAGCTGATGCTTTTTGAGATGCTTTGTCTGATTGTTGTTGTAAAGCAATTTCAAATCCTGCAGCTTCGTTTTTTAAAGTAGCTAATTTATTTTTAGTTTCTTGAATTGTTTTGTCTGCTTCCGCTGCCGTTTCTTCAGGGTCAAACACAAGATTAGCCAAACCTTTAGTAAATCCTTTTTGAAGCCCAAAGTCCTTACCTAATGCAGAACCGACCATATCAACTGTCTTCAATAATAATTGCAAAGGAGCAGTAAGGAAAGTAATGATGCCTTGTAAGATTTCATTGTTTCTTTTGGCTGCTGCGACCTGCGCTTTCTTTGTAGATTCTTGCTGAACTAATTGAGCTTCCGTAGCAGTAATTACGGCATTAATTTGAGCTTTTTTAATTTTTAAAATATCCTGCTCTGACTTTCCTTGTAGTTTTAAGATATTATCTTGACCTGAAATGGAATCGTATTTAGCTTGTTGAGCAAGTACGTTAGCATCCGTCTTTTCGTTGAGTTTAGTTTGCTCATCGCTTACACCACTAACTGCGCTTTTGATATCATCCCAATAAGCTACAAGAGTACCTAATGCTACAACAAGTAAACCGATACCAGTTGCGGCTATTCCTGTTTTGATTCCTGCAAGAGCATTTTTTGCAGCAGTTCCTAATGCTTTAAAACTTGGTATGGCTTCTTTAATACCTTGTAAACCTTGTTGTATTGCTAAAGCAGATTGAACTTTTAGCAAGGTTTTTTCTAACTGTTCTGATTCTACACCAAAAGCACCCATCACACCTTGTGCCAAGCTAAACCCTGCAGTAACACCACCTAACGCACCGCCAAGTTTTTGACCCATATTGGTAGCAGCAGCGTCAACCGCCATATCCGTTTGGATTTGTACCTTGCGGTAATCTCCTACGGTTTTTAAAAGGTCTTGATATTCCTTTGTAGTAGTTTTACCAGCGGAAGCTAATTCATACAATCGGTCTTCAGCTTCGCCCATACGAGCAGTAAGCGGTTGTATCTCGCCATATACGTCTGCAAAACTTGCTGATACATCGTGAGTGGCTTGTGCAAGGTTATCCATTGCATTAACCGCCTGTTTAGTATCTACGTCTATCTTTATAGTTTTAACCTCTGCCATTTCGTTTATTTATAAGTTCTCTTTTACCTTGTTTGATTGCCTTCTTCATAGACGTGTGCAGCTTGTATTTTCCTTTAGCTATTTCTATCTCCTCGCTGATTCCGTAGTGGTTATCTAACTGGAGCATTGCAATTATTTGTTGTATCATTCTATTACTATAAAAATGTTATCAGTAGTCTGCGTTCCGTTAGCGTAATCAAACCTTACACCTATTGTGTACACGTTACCGCTTGTCAAAGGTCCTGTTGTTATAGTTACGTTTTGACTTGACGTTAAAGTTGTTTGGCTTAATGTAATGTCAGCAGCAGAAGGAGTAAGCAAAGCAGTAATACCTCCGTTTGGAATGTTGATTGCAGTAACTGCTGAGCCACCACCCGCAGGAATATTTATAAACGGTACTTTGTTAATAATTGGTCTGAAATCCAAGTAAAGCGAGAACTGAACTTCTCCTGTTGTTAGGTTCGTGTTCATATCGTTGATGATATACCGCTTGTCTCTGATGATTAGCCTATCGTTTAGCTTTAGGTTTGTCAGAACTCCTACTGGTAGAATTGTCTTGACGTTGATGAGCCTTTGCTTTAGGTTGTAAAGATTGTACAAGTACGAAAAGTAATACTGAGCGAATACGGTGTTTTGTATTGGGTAATTTAATAGCGTTGATGTTTCAGGAGAAAAGTTTAAAGTTGTGTCCGTGTTATTGTAGCGTAAATCTTGACCAAAAGGTGTGTAACTTGTTACCGTAGAATGACCGCCACCATCATTTTCATATTTAAAGTTGGTATTCTTATTCGTGTATTGATACAATAGAACTGGCTTTGGTATGTAAGGCGCAAATTCTGAGTTAAGTGAGTAACCTAATTGCAACTCCTGAGAGCCGTTAAACTTGGTTTGTAATAGGTTCTCAAAAGGTAGCTCAACTGTAAACTCCCCGCCATCGTAATCGTACTGATATGTTGTATCTCCGTAATTTCTATTAAATGTTTGGCTAAAGTTTTTATTAAGCAAACACTCACTATCTTGAAACTTAAAAGATATTTTTTTGTAAAGCGGCATACGAGCAACATCAATAGAAGTAATGTCCGTGTCTTCGGTAATGTCTACAATTGCTCCTTGACCGTACCACGCATCCAAAGGCTCTATCTGATAGACGTTTTCTGCCGTGCCTACACAAACCATATTAAACACTTTTAAGATGCCTGAAAAGAAGTCTGAGACCTTCATTTTAGGAGCGTTTGCCGATAGGTCTATTGACAAGATAATTGAAAGAGAAGCGTAGTTGATTGTTAGAAAATCAGTAAGCACGCTTGTAAATCCTGCGTTTAAATACTGTACCTCATAAACTAAATTAGAAGTGATAGTAATGTTTGCTGACGAGCGTATCTGCACGGTGTAGTTTACGTTTAAGCCTACCGTAGAAGGTATTGCATCTAAAGTGTACTGCCCTGCTCCAGTACCTGTAATCGTGTTAAATAAGTTTCCGTTTTGATATACGTCAATATAGTATTCTACTCCTGCCGTTGCCGTAGCGACGTTGTATATTAGTTGATGCAAAAATACTCCTGCAATTTCCTGAACGTTAATTGTATTGGTTGCTGCCGTATAGCTTGAAGTCAAGTCATAGGTTGTAAACGTAGGAACTACGGATGTTGAAGTTAAGTCTTTAGCAAAGGAATTCTGAACTACTACCTGCTGACTTTTAAACCATAAAAACAATTTAGTAAACCGCTCATCGTTTAAAAATGTAGAGCTAAATGTTACTCCGTATTTTGCTTGGATTGCTGCAAAGATTTTGCTTACTCTTACCGCAGGAAACAACTCAGTTTTGTCTATCGCTCCTGATGTTGTGTGTATATCGTTTTGTGTAATTACCGCAGTTAGCCAGTTAGGTAAAGGTGTATTAAGAGGTGTTGACTGATACTCCCAAATTCTATTTGATGTAATAAGCGGATACTTGACATCGTAAAGGTTGTTGTTGTTTTGTATCCTTGCCAAAACCTCAGCGGAGGTATATACGTGAGAAAGTGACGTATAGTCCAAATCCGACAGTAAATCCTCACCAAAGTAATCCTTTAAAGTTCTGCCATCTCCGTAGAATGTTACCGTGTAGCTTTCAGGTCTTCCGTTTTTTAGGTTCGACTTTTCTACTTGCAACTTTCCTCTCCTAAAGAAAGTCAAGTCAATCTCAATAAAGGAATCTAATCTAAGGTTATAATCAAATAAAGCGTTGACATCTGACTGATAAAAATGTTGTAAGATTCGGTTGTTATGGTCACTCGCAGGAATTGTAAACGACTGAGAAAAGTCCGTAAAGGTTTTAGATATGTCTTGAACGTTTTGTACTGTACTTGTGAGGTTTATTGTTTCGTCATTGAATAGCTCTAATCTTTCCGAGTTTTCATAATTACCAAATAAACCGCCTAACGAGTTAAGATAGTCAATCATACATTGACCGCTTTCGCATACTCCTCCAGCATTAGTAACGCTTTGAAAAAAGTTGTTGACTACCGATGTTGTTATATTTTGGTAGCGTGTTGTACTGACGTATAAGTGAACCTCTCTGCTCATTACATTACTGAGTTAATAACGTCGTATGCAAATTCAAACTCCATCTCGTAATTGATTAGATTTGAGTTTATGGATTTCTTTAAGTCCATTGACTTCGTGTTTAGCTTCGCAGCAGTTTCGTTTACAAGTATCTTTTCGCTTAACATTAGCTGTTTAATTTTCTCCTTAAAGGTTTCATCTACCCAATCCGTGTTTACTTTGATTGTTTGCTTTCCGTTAGCGTTAAACACTTCTCTTTGTCCTTCGGTTAATAGGTAGTTAGGGAACGTGCTTTGCATTAGGTTATACTCCGTGTTTTCAACGTTCAAGCTATCGTAACTTGCTTTAAAGAACCACTCCCTTTGCCAAGCTCCGTATTTATTTACAAAGTCAATCTGAACTGGAGTATATTTACATTCCGTTTTTGGGTAAACATTGGCAGTCCATAAAACTGCGTTTGCTGAATTTAAAAACTCAACCTTATTACCTACTGCTTCCCACCCTGCATATACTCTTACAACGTCTCTTACTGCATTTACACTTAGGGTTATTGTTTGTGTTGCTGCCGTACTATAATTCGTGTATTTAACTTTGGCTACATTGCCGCCTGTGTAAGCCGTAAACCATCCGACGTTGTTTATAGGGTTATAATAGTAATTCGTGTTATCAGAAAAGACATCAAATAAAACAGGGTTGCTTCCTTCTGCATAGTATCCAAATCCGTTAAAGCCTAAGCCAGTAACATCAGAACCAGTTTGTGCAAAGGTGCTACCGATTCTCCTGTACTTTCTATATAAGAAATTTACGTACTGATTTGTCGGAGTAGCTGCCGTTGTAGCAGGTTGCGTTTGTAGATTGTTGTGATCTATAAACTCGCTGATGTAAGGCGATAAATCGTAATAGGTTGTAGGAGCATTAGTCGCAGCAATTAACTTGCTTAAAACGTATTGTGGTGCGCTTGGCATTGAACCTGAGTTCCACAAGTAAAGTTCTATCTTGGTTTCTACTTGCCCTGCTACGTTTATAGTTACGATGTGTG